CTCCACCAAAGTCCCCACCACCAAGGTCTTCACCACCACCGAATCCACCACCAAGGTCTTCACCACCACCGAATCCACCACCGAATCCACCACCAGCTTCACCACCAAAACCTTCCTCAGTACCTTCACCTTCCTCAGTACCTTCACCTTGGTCCATTGGTAATTCTCCGTATAATTTATCTACCTTATCAAAGAAACCGGTTTTCTTTATTACTTCAGGTGTCATTTCAAGTTCTTTCGCTGCAGCTCTCTCTAATCTTTGTTGTTCTAAATCATCTGTAATTTCATCTTCAGACCAATTAAATATATTTTTCTTAGCCCAAGTATGTGACGTTGGGGACATCCCTCCGTCTACCACAGTAACAAGGTCTTTATATAATAATACTTTTTCTTTCCATTGTTCTATCTTTAACATTTCACCTTGTGTTGATGGGTTAGTTAAACTAAGAACAAAATCATTTAACTCATCATGAAAACCTAAAACATATAAATGTATTATTGCGACTTTATTTAATTCTTGTATTATTGATTGTTGTATTCTATTAATTGTTCTAGCAAATCTAATATCCATTAAAGCTAAATTTTTACCCTCACCTATTGGTTCTTCAAACCCTAAAAATGTTTTTGGTACTCTTAAAGCTGTAACTAATTTTCTTTGTATATATTGAATGTCAGCTATTTGGTCCAAATTTTGTGCTCCCTGTAAAGTCTCAATTGGCATTGATGCTTGTGTGTCTCTAACTGGTACAAAATAATCTTGGTCTACGGCTAAAGTATTATATCTAATATCAGCTTGACCGGTTTGTTGGTCTGTGGTTTGTGTTCTTTTAAATTTATTAGCAACTTTTTGTACATATGCTTCAACATCTTCATCATCAATATTACCGACATAAACTTTAAATACCCTTCTTTCTGGTGCTCTTGTAACACGATAAACTAACATTGCATCTTCAGCTAAAAGAAGTTGTTTCCATATTCTTCTAACCTTTTCTAATACTGATGTACCATATGGTAGTTTTCTATCATCACCCATTAAACGAAAATGAGCTAACTCCCACGCATTAAAAACTAAATTTTTATCTTTCCAAGAAAAGGTAACCTGTTTTTTACTTACATCATCCTCACTACTTGACGAATTATTACTAATAGTGTCTTGACTTGAAAAAGGGAATATACCGTTTTCTTTTCTCTCAATCTCTATATTTGTTAATTGGGAGGCGCCAACAACACCTTTTTTATTATCTATTTTAAGATAAACAAAATTATCACCATATTTACATGTATTTCTAACCCACATAGGTAAATTTGTGTGAACATCTAATATATTATAAAATAAATCCTCAAGAACTTTTTTAATTCTATTTGAATTAGAATAAATGCCCATTACTTTATTTTGTTCATTTAAAGTACAACTTTCTTCAGCCATTATATCTAAAGAGGCCGATATTTCTGGTGTAAATTCCATTGCCTCATAATCCATATACGAAGCTAATCTAGATGTTTCATAATATACTGATTTTTGGTATAATTCACTATCTACTTTAGTCCATTGTGATTCTAAATATTTTTGTTGTTGTAACTCTAATTTAGTTTTATCATAATCTTGTTTAGATTGTGTTACAATTAAATCATTATCGGTTAATTTATATTTAGAATTTACTATATTCGTTTTAGGTCCTTGACCCTGACCAAATAAATAAAATAATTTTTGATATACTGTTAAATTTTTGTCTGCCATAATATATAAATATTACCTAAAAAATAATAATTAATAATATAATGTGAATGCTTATTGTACATAATCACAGTCTACGTATGCTAAATGGTTTCCATAACCTGGATTTGTTAATACCACCTCAAATACGTACATTACTGTATTATCATAGCCATTGTTCTCATCACAACCAATTAATGAACTTATTGGTGTGGATTTTTTATCCCCCTTTATTGGTTTCCAAGAATATTTTAATGAACCTGCACCGGCTCTAACATACTTATTTTTTTGAAATGGTTTATTTGATGATATTTTTTTTGCCATTATTTATTTTTTTTAACTCCAGGTAAACCACCAAATAACCAAGAGTATTCTTTTGTATTTTGTACGGTTTGTTTATTTTCATTAACATCATTTACAATAAAACCATTCATAACGTCATCAAGTATACCAATATCCTCACTATTTGTTGTAGTTATTGCCCAACTACTAACCATAGCTTTAGCTTGTCCTTTAGATTTTTCTAAATCTTTAAATGAAGTTGCCGCAACAAAACAACACATTCCAATAGGCATTAAAAGGTCGTCATGATATCCCTTCATATGGTCCGCTCTACCATTTGTAAAAACAAAAGTATCCATTTCATTAAGTGCTCTAATTGACCTAACTTTAAAGGAGTCTAATCTAACGCCTTCTTCTAATTTTGAAACTATTGTATTTCTATTTTTTTGAAAATTAATACCTGGTAATTTACCTTTATTCATGAATTTTTGTAAAGCTCTATTATTTTCAATTGAGTCTATACCAACAGCTACATCATAATATAAAGATTTTTTAGAATATCCTAATTCTATTAGTTTAAGTACAACTGAAGCTCCCCATCCACCAGTTATATCTACAACAATAAAGGCATTATATGACTGACCATAATGAAAACATATTTCACCTAGTACGTCTGGGGCAACTTTACTATGATATTCAGCTACCTGATTACCTGTTGTGTAGTCCCATATACAAATACCGGCAAAGTCATCAGATGAACCTGAAGAAGGGTCTGCTGCTAAAATATATTTATGGTCTTTTATTGGGTCTTCCCATACCCACATATTACCATCTGACCATTCTTTTCTTATTGGGTCTATTACATTATCTTTTTTCTGTCTTTGTACATGTTTGTCCTCAATAACTTTATCACCAGAACCTAAAAATGAACAAAGTAATTCTTGTGCTATTGAGCGAGGATTATGGTTAAGTTGTGCACACATGTTTTCAAACCAATCAGATGTTGGTTCCCAATCATCCTTTATTAAATCATCCCATTTATCTTTACTAAATTCTTCTTTAGTATGTATCGTCTCTTCACCATCTTTGTTTCTTTCTTTTTTAACCCATGTCATACCTTTATTATATCTAGGGTCCTCATACCAACGCATTTCAACAATATGAAAATTATTATTGCCGTCTTGTGCAGTAGCATATGCTTTATGATAAAGTGGGTCATATCCGTTTGGTGTTGATATTAGTATTGAACGTCCACCAGTAGATAATGATGGTTATGCCGCAGTATAAAATTCTTCCCCTTTATTCCCTTCAATAAATGCCGCCTCATCTACAACTACAACTGATGGTGTATAACCCCTTAAGGCATCTTTAGATGATGCAACAGCTTTAACCTCACTACCATTCCATAATTTATAATGGGAAGATGAATTTTTTTCCGTATCAAACCAATCAGTAGAATTAGGATTACGGTAAACATCCATCCAAGAGGGTAGTTGTTTTGTAAAATCTTTTATTTTTTTAAGAAATTCTTTCGCTGTTTCTTGTTTATTTGCTGCAATTAGAATTTTTTGTGTACTCTTATTTGACGCTAATGTTGTCAAAACAGCTAAATAAGCCGCGGTTGTTGTAGTTATACCTGCTTGTCTTGGTTTCATGACTATATTATGTTGATTATCAACATAAGCTAATACTAATTCTTTTTGTTTTGGAAATAATTTGAATGGTACTATTCCGTTTTGTGTTCTATCTTCAGTTTCTAAATAAGTTTCTATTGCATAAATTGGGTCTTTTATACATTTACCAATTTCGTATAACATTTGAGCCTTATTCATAGAGTTTTATCTATAAATATCTTTAGGCATAAAAAAACCCGCAATAGCGGGTTAAAAGAATAATTAAATTATTTTACTTTTCACTCAAGTAAGACCCAAGTTTTCTAACTAAATCCATATCACCAGAATCTAATGCTGAATCAATAGCTAATTCTAATTGTCTTTTATTCATACTAGAATAATCAGGTTCTTTCGGCACATCTTCAATTTCTGGTTCTGGTGTAACTTCTCTACCTTCAGGTTCGGGTGGTGTTAAAACATCACTATCATCATCATCTATTGGGCTATCCTCATAACCACTAGTGCTATCTTTATAAGCTTCATCCCTTAATTGTTCCAATGCTTCATCAGCCATTGTCTCAATTCTATTTTTCGCATCTTCACTATTATTAAGTAACCCTTTAACTAAATCATTAAAGTCATTGGTTGGTAACTGTTGTAAATAATTAAATGTTAAAGATATTACCTCTTGGTTATTTACAGGTATATTTTCAATAATTTTAGTCCAAATATGTTGTCCTAATCTTATATCATTTGTTTCGGCATCTAAATTATCAGTATTATCTAAAACGTGTTGTCTTAAATTCCTATCTTGGGGTAAAGAATGTAGTGACATTAATTCCATAACACCTTTTGCTAATTCATGTAATAATATTGGAAACACGATACCTTGTGCTATTATTTTTGGTTTATCACCTGAAAGGTCAACTCTAACATTTCCAGCATGTATACCTTCTCTTCCTTCATTTTTTATTGTATCATCATCCAATATCCAGTAATTAAAATCATTTGCTGCCATAATATTACCATAATCTCTAGATAAGTTTGGTGCATTTTGTGACAATTCATCATCCATAAAATGTAGATTTTGTGATTTTCTAGCGGCTCCATGCATAAGAGCATTAGTGAAACGTCTTCTTGTTATTTCACTTTTAACGTCTTCATCTGAAATATTTTGTGGTTTAGGTGTATTACCTTTTTCATGTTTAATCTGACCTTTATTTACCGAACCAACCTTAAACCCTGTTTGTCTAGTTAATTGTTCCGCTTCTTGTGGTGAAACATCCCTACCAATAACCATACGTGGATTTAACCCAGTTATGGTTGCTTCAACATCAACAGCATCTGCGGGCATATTAAATTGTTGTCTAATCATTTCAACAGCTTTTCTCTCCAAATTTTCAATCCCATATTCATATTCTTTTTTAGCCGCCTCAATTAGTGATGTACCTAACAATCTTTGAGTATCTTCAAGTGTTACGTTATCACGACCAACTTTTTCTCTAATTTTTTGTTGTATTTCACGAAATACATCATCAGATATATTTTTAGTTAACTCTCTTTCTAGGTGGTCTGAATAGTCATGTTCACCAGATTCAAAATTTCTTCTTACATTATCATTCATATTTGCTTCAGATATTAAATTTTTTTGTATTGATTTTACTATCTCAGATTTTGACATAATTGGATTCTGAGTTTCTTCAAGTATACTCATAATATCTGACTCTGACAATGATATTTTACCGTAATTTTTAACTATTTTTTTAAAAGACTCTGATGTAATAATTTTATTTTCAACTGTCACAACATCACCTTCTTTATTGGTGTATTGTACTGTTTTATCTTTATCCCTTTTTTTAATCTCACTAGCTGTTCTTTCAGAGTCAGGGTCATCTTCCCCTACCGTTATGGTCTCATCAACATTTTCATCATCTTGTAAAAGATATCTTTCATCACCATCTTCTGATTCATTTTGTTCGTCAGGGTAATAAGGTTTATCTTTTAACTTAGGGTCTTCTTTATTTAAAAAAGATATAACATCATCAATGGTCATTGGTCCATCATGTTTTATTTTATTACTAAGTTTATCTATTGTGTGTGGTTCAGTATCTTTAACCCAATCCAAGTCTTTATTTTCATCTATAGTAAAAAAAGTTTCAGCATCCCACTCTTCTTTTTCACCATCACTATCCCATTGAATCGTAGCTTTACTACCATCTTCATTAGTCATTAATACAATACCTGTATCATAATCTAATGTTACCCTATCACCGGGTCTAAATTTTTTTTCTAATCTTTCCATTATCTAATTACTTTATTTTCCTTATATTGTAAGGCTAAATCCATTATATATAATTTAGACTCTACTAATTCTTTTTTTTCACCAAATTTAAATACAATTCTTTCAATATCTGGGTCATCATCCTCATTTAATTTCTGCCATCCTAATGCAATAATATCCTCAACTGCGTTATAAATATCAAATACGCCCGATTCTTGTACTAATTCCAAATCTAATTCATTTGTTTTAAGTGACCCTATCATTTTAACTACTGATGGGTCTGGTGATAAATCTGTTGTGTCTGTAATTACAGATGATTCATACCAACCCTCATCCCATTCCCATGTTGTGGAGTTTGAAAATAAAAATTCAAACATATGTTCACCTTTAAATGTGGTACCAATCTTATTAATATATATTAAATATAATTCTTCCATATTAATAAATATTAATATTATTGCATAAAAAAAACACGAATTAACTTTTCGTGTTTTTTATTTTAAATTAAGTTGTTAAACCTTTTAATTTCTTCATTCATATTCTCATCATCACCAAAGAAAGAGCTTAGGTCCAATTTAACACGTTCGCCAGAATCATCACCTGTTGGCATACCCATATTTTTCATATCACCAAATAAACTATTAAGGTCCATAACACTTTGTTGTATTTTTTGTACCTTATCATAATCATCTTGTGTTAAAAGATTTTCACCACAATCTGGACATGGTTTATTTATATATTGTTCATAATCAGAACCAGGAATATCTTCATCTTTGTAATCACATTCAGGATTATCACATTTAAGTCCTTTTATTTTTGTTAGTATGGGAGATTTATATGGGTCCATAGTTTTTGTTTTTATTCGAACTCTACGTCATCATCTTTTTCCCAACTCCACTTTTCATTATCTTTATCGTACCTTGTGTCTCTATCCATCTTATCCCTCTTATCCCATTTAGCTTTAGGCCCTGGTTCCTCACCTGGGGTAATATGTGGTGGTGGTGTAAATGGTTGTCTTGACGGTCTCTTGCTAGGTGGCTCTTTTTCTGGTACACCTGGGTCAACTTGTGGTTGTGCCGGTTCTTCTTCTGGTGCTCTTTGTGGTTTTGGGCCCAATGTTATATCTTCATCAATTTCCATATCTTTATTTAATTTGTATTCATAATCTATTCCAGCTTCATTCCAAACTTCGTCAAAATCTTCAATAGTGTCAATAGGTTCAAAATTAATATCCTCAATATCATAGTCATCTTTTTGATTTACTTGTCCTATTTCCATATCACCCACTGAATTAATTCTAACTTTAAATAATTTTAATTTATCCTCATTACGTTCATCTATAACATCTAAAAATATAATACTTTCTTCTGGGTCATCAGTACTTTTTTTATGACACCAACCGAGACCATAACCATACTGTGTTACCATATCCTCTATATCTTCATAAGCGTGTTCTTGTTCTATGGTATCCATTCTATCAATAAATTCCCCAAAACCTAAATAAGCCCTTTCTTCATTAATTGATTCTTTAACCCAATCAGCTGCTGGGGGTAGACCTAACTCTTCTTCATATGTGTTTGGTGCTAATATACCAGCTTCTTCCATTTCTTTATGCCAAGTATCATCATCCTCATCTAAAAATTCTGTATCATAAGGTAATTTATGTCTTGCCCATTTTTCTGATGGGTCGAATCCGTATCCAGGGGGGGCAAATTTATGGTAATGAGTTGTAATATCTTTATCTGCTTGTTTTTTAGCTTTATATGCTGGGTCTCTACTATATGCAGGATAAGTATTAGGACCATATAAAGCTTCAGCTTCAGCATTAGGTATATCATATGGGTCATCATCTATAACATCTAATATTAACATATCTTTTCCATCTTCACCTGGTTCTGCAATTTTTTCATCTTCATCACCACCAATATTTGGATTATCTTCATCATACCCCTTATTTTCAGATTCCCATGGCATTCTTTTTTGGTCACCATAACCAGATTCACTATTTGGTGGTGTTTCCCATGTTTGAACATCTGG